AATGAACTGGTTTATGAATCCTTATTAGATGATATAAATATTCCAAGTAAAACACAACCATATATTTTAAATCAAGATGAAGCAATTAATGGTACTGAAGATATAAATGGATTGGATATGTCAACATCAGCTGGTTATCCATTTTCATGTGTTGGTAGAGGTGGTGAGAAGAAGAAATTATTTGATACTAGAGAAGATCGCTGGTATCCAAGACCTGAATTACAAGAGCTTTTAAATTTATATGAACAGAAATTTGAAAGTGGTGTGATTCCGTTTTTACCATGGGTGGATTGTTTGAAAGATGAAAGAAGATCATTAGAAAAAGTCCGTTTATGCAAGACACGTATATTTTCGTCAGCTTCAGTTATTTATATTATATTATTCAAGAAATATTATGGTGCTTTCATACAGCACTTTAATGAATTGCGAATCACAACCTTTAATAGAATTGGAATTAATAAAGATTCTATTGAATGGGATGAACATATAAGAAAATTAATTGAAGTTGGTAAAGATAATGGAATGGATTTGGATTATACGGCAATGGATGGTAATAATACGGTCGAAAATGTTAATTTGTTTTTTGATTTGGCAGATCAGTGGTACAGTCATAATCATCCGATTGTACGTAAGGTTTTTAGAGAAATTGAAGCACATGGTGTACATATTATGTTTGATAAGGACACAATGAAATGGATGGTTTATCAATTATTGGGAGGAACAAATTCTGGTACACTTATAACTGGTATATTGAATACTATATCAAATGAAGCTAATATGCGAAGATCATGGATTTTGATTGTTCCTAATTTATATCGTGATTTGTATTATTTCAAACGATTTGTTAGAACAGCAATTTTTGGTGATGACATTGATTTAGCAGTTCATCCGCTAATGAAAGAGCATTTTAATGCTGAAAATATTTGTAATGTATTGGCTATATATGGTATAGTATTGACAACTGGAAGTAAGGATACTGATTTTGGTTGGAAGAAAGTAAGAGATTGTGTTTTTCTTAAAAATAAAAGTGGAGTGTTCGCTAATCGATATGTTCCACTTATGCAAGAAGATCCAATGTTAGAACCTTTAAATTGGATCCGTAGTAGTGATTTTATAGTAAGTGAAGATCAAGCTTGCGAAGATAATTGTAATGGAGTTTTGAGGAATTGTTTTTGGTATGGTCCAGCTTATTTTAATGATATACGTAGTAAAATATTGAAGGAAAAACCAGAATATAAGCTTTTATCATATCATACACTTCTTAAAGATTTCGTTGATTATGAGATGTTGCCAGATCCACTCTCATTAGGTGGGGCAAGAACTCGTAATGTTTAATTTATTTATTTTATTTATATTATTTTAGTTTCCCAAATGGAGATTGAAATTTTAACACCTATTGGTACCAAATTTTATATTTATTGACTAATAGCTTTTATTTCTATTTTAACATGGCAACTACAACAGATACACCAATAACAACAACAATAACAGATCAATCTAATGATAAAACAACTACATTAGATGCTACAACGTATCAATTAACAATTGATCAGGGTACAATTTTGTCTCAGAACCAACCCATCAAAATGGTAACTGAGAACATGAATTCTAAGAGCATTGGAATTCGTGCCGATCGACATATGAAGGATGTTGATTGGAACCTACAAAAGATGTTGAGTCGTCACAATTTTGTAGGGGCATATGAATGGAATACAGGTCAAGCTGTGGGTACAGAATTAGCAGTTTTGGTTAATCCTTATGAATTAGTCACAACTGCAATTGGTTTAGCTCCTTTTGATACATTTACA